TTTCCCTATCACGAGGTTCAACATCAAAGTCACCTAAAGCACTATATTCTAAAGTTGGTGTTGTTCTCATTATTACTCTACAGTTATAAATAAAACGAGTTTCTGTATCAGAGTTATAAAAACCCATTAATGCTCCACTAAATGCTCCACTACCAACATAATCGTGTCTTTGATAATATCTTTGGCAATATTCAAGTGCTTTGTAATATGGGCAGCGTTCAAATTCAGTAGCAACAGGACTTACTTCAAACTGACAGCCAGTAATAAACCAAGTAGCACCAGTATTTTCTGGTAAATAAATGTGTCCAGCAGGTGTTCTTTTAGTATCACTTGTAGTCCACTCATTTAATGTGCCTGTTTCTGTGTCAGACCCATAACCTAAACCCCATTCGATTCGGAAACCAGTATTTTGTGGATCTGTTGCAGATTGCCCTCCGCTAGTTGGGCCGGTTATTGTGATAGTTTTTCTTTCCCAAGTGTTAGCAGTATTTATCGTATAACTTGTGTAATAAAAATAATTAGTATCACTAGCTCCGTACCATTGGAGCCAAAGAGGGTATGTGCCATTAATACTTCCTTTTACATAAAAAGACAAAGTACACGTTTTTGCATTAGCAGACCCCCATCTCAAGACAGTTACGTCTTGTTTCTCCATCATGTAATAGAACTGATTATTAACATCGGCTGATGTAGGTTGAGATTCTGTTGTTGTTACTAATATTTTTGACGAGTTTCTAAAACCTAAGTTTGCTGGAACATCAGTAGATTGACCATGTGACCACCTACCAGTGCCACTGTCAATATCTGTTTTAAATCTATCAACGCTACGATAACCAACAGTAGTATCAACAACAACTTGTGCAGTTCCCCTTTGAGCTACTTCCATTCCACCATTTATGATGAAATTTTTGTTGCCTAAATCATTAGAAACATTAGCTGTACAAGTTCCATCAGAATTGTTGATAGTAATAGCAGCCGTACTTGCTCCTACACCTTTAACTGAATTTACTTTAATTTCTGACATAATTAACTAGGTTTAGGATTGTCTGATTTGATTTTGGCTATAAGGTCTTTCCATGTTGTTGTACCGTTTACAGCATCCCAATATTGCATATCCATTTGTGTTTGCCAATTTGGGTATTCTTTATTTCTTTTATTTTGATAGTCAATCTTTGCAAAATCAGCGTCTACGTCTGACATATTAATAGAAACTTCTTTCCCATCTTTATCGTAAGCTGTAAAAACTCCGTCTTTTTCTCCGACACTTACAACGTCTGAATAAAGCCTAAAAATAGAATCATTTTTTGAAACAATAGGTGGTGTATTCATGCTGCTATCTCCAGTAATTGAATACCAATAGTACTGGCTGTATGCACAGGTGTAACTGTTTGACCACCCTCTGACCTTGAATACCAAGTATAAGTTACTTGAGATGTTGTATTAGGTGAATCAGTTAATTGAACACCAGCGTAACCCCACTCAGAGTTATGCCCACCTTTAAAACACAATCCGTAAGTATTACCACCACTTAAATCTGTAGTTGCCCCACCAGATATTATTCTGTAAATTGTATTTTCAACTTGACCAGTATTATCGTGCTGCATACCAATATAAGCAATAATTAAAATTTTACTACTTGTAGAAGAAGGCGTTATCGCAAGTGAAGGTAAAGCTGCATCTGTAACGTAGGTTGTACTAGCTGTGGAAAAACCGCCACCTGTTGCTGCGGTATAATCATGCTGAACTTGTAAAATATTTCCAGCCCTGTTTAAAGTATCAATAGTTGAATTTGCATTGCTAGGCAAAAGTAAAGTTAGATCAGATGATGGATTTGAAGCTGGTGCTGCTATTGAAACAGCATTACCACCAGAATGTTTTAATTTAATTGAACTCATGCAGCCTCCAATGCAGCGACTTTAGTTTCTAATGTTTCTATTTTAGCTACTGCTTCTTGTAATGCAGCAGTAAGTAACGGAACTATAAATGATGTATCAACACCTTGATAAACAGGATTATTTTCAGAATCAACTTCGTCTTTAGTTCCCGAAACTGCCTCTGGTACAACTGAACTTAATTCATGTGCTATGAATCCATCAACTGTATTATCTGGGTCTTCTTTAAAATTAAATTTACGAGGCTGTAAATTTTTTAACCTTGTAATGCCATCTGATAGAGAGATGATATTTTCTTTAAGTCTATAATCAGATGTTGTATTATATGCAGTTCTACTTGTATTTACGTTTACTTCTCCTTTAACTGAGCCACTTCGTCTGTATTGTGTAATATCTCCGCTTCCATTTCTATTTTGCATTAAACAAAAATTATCTGTCTTAGAAATAAAAAGACAACTACCTAAACTTGAGTTATGTTGTACAGCTAATCCTTTATCATTAGCAGATGTTCCACAAGTCACTCTAGTTGGCTGATGAAGCTTAAAATGACCACTTGAATCTAATTCAAGCTGTTTAGAATTTCCAGAGTACAATTCAATCGAACCATCTGTACCATCTGAACCTCTGGCGTCTACTATTGTTGCTCCACCTCCAGCAATACCAAATTGACCAGTATATGAACCCCTTTGCAACTGTATTCTGCTACTTTCAAGCGTATCACCTGTTATATGTAATGCCATTTCTGGTGTGCCTTCGTTAATACCAACACGACCTATTGAAGTTATTTTTACTCTTTCAGTTCCAGCAGTAGCAAAACCCATAATATCAGACCCAAAAGTAATTCCTGTATTTGAGTCTGTTCCTGTTAGGGGTGGGGCAGAAGCTGAACCACTAAGTCCAGAAATACCAGTTGTTCCGTTGAGTGTTAATGCCATATCTATAAGATAACAAGGATTGCGCCAGAAGGAATAGTAATTGTCACCGAATTGTTAATTGTTGGTGATACAGTATGTGCGTGTTTTCCAGCAGAAATTTCATAATTTTGAGTAACTGTTTGATCTGATTCAAACACCCATTGATCGTTTCCGCCACCTGTTGCTCCAGCACCGCCAGCAACGGCTGTAAATATAGTACCATTATAAATTTCTGCCTCAGTTGTAGTTGAGTTGAATCTTATATCTCCAGCAGTTGGACTTGTTGGTCTTTGGGCTGTTGTTCCTGATGGTAATCTTAATGCACCTGTATAATTATGAATTACAGTTCCTGTAAAAGTTGCCCCTGTAAGAGCAGCATGACCAAAGTTTGCTTCATTTACTTTACCCAAAGTAATATAAGTTGCATTGTCACCAGATACTGATGTTGCTATTTTTAATTCATTAGTTGAAGAATTTATATGTGGTTGGTATTGAGCTATATTTGCAGCACCACTTGGATCACTACCAGACGAATTTAATGTTCTTAAAGATTGAAAAATATCTTTCATTGCAGTACGAACTTGCGCACCAGTACCATTATCAGGATGGAAATTATTACCTGTCTCTTTAAAATCGCTGTTTGCTCTTGCCATTAATTAAACACCTCTTCCAAATCCTACCGCAGAAAAGTTAAAATTTCTATCTATACTTCCATTTGATGAATCTTTGAAATGAACAGAAAAGCCAGTTGCAGAGATGTTTGTAACTTGAAAATAGTCTCCACTGGTTATATTATCTAATGCTGTAATTCCTATTGATGGCAAATTACTATTTGCTCCTAACAATGTAGAAGTACCAACAAAAAATGGTTTATCAAAAGTAATATTTTTAACTCCACTTCCAGACGCAATAGCAGTTGCACTTTGTTCTTGTCTTCTTTGGAAAGTAGCTGAATAGCCTAACTCAGAAACTTTAATATTTTGGGCTGGATCAGTTGAAGTTAAAATTACTTTAAACTTAAATCCTCTACCTGTAAAAGTACCATTCATAAAAGTATTAAATGTTTTGCCACTAAAGTCTGAATTAGCATAACTTGAACCGCTAGGGGCAGTACTTGTTGTAGCAACTAACAATTCAGCGTTAACATTATTAGCACTAGCCCCATCAAAATCTGTCCAAGTATCAATTAAAGCAGTTCTATCATCAAATAAACTTCCAGAATAAAATCCTTCTGACAAAATGTGTCTTTTTAAATCAAGAGTAAAAACTCCACCTAAATCTAAAATATCTGCAAATTCATATTCTCCCGATGCGTTTGTTGCTGGATTTGTTAATTTTATAGAATTTATTGAGTCATCTCTAACTATATTAGTTTTAGCTCCTAGAAAACTATTGCTAACAGTACTATTTTCTTCTCTTTTTGTTTGTACTAATAAATTCCCTAAAGCATCTGGTAAATCAATAATAATTGAAGCTGAACTTGCGCTTAGTCTTCCCCCATCATCTTCAAAACGAACCAAATATTCTCCTTCAATATATGGAACTACAATTTGCGTACTATTACCAGCTAATTTATCTACATCAACAGCATTTTGAAAAGTTCCAGTACCATCAGTTTTTGGAGAGTGCCTAATCCTACAGAACCCCCCATGTAAAACATCTGTAGCCACTGATTGATTCCAACGTAATCTTATTAGTTTTGAATCTATCAATTCTGTTCTTAAATTTTGTACATTTTCTGGAACTTCAGTTTTTCCTACAGCATTAACAGTAATAGTTGCTGCATCTGTAGAAGGCTCTCCTAACGCATTTAAACTAAAAACTCTTACTTCATAAACTCCTTGATTACTATTTAAAATGTCATAATCAGTACTTTGAATATCAAAGATTTGTGAATTGCCATTATTAAATCTATAGACAACTCTATATTGATTTACACCTTTAACAGACTGCCAAGATAAAGATAACTTGCTTACTGCTTTATTGTTTATGACAACAATATGCTCTGTAGCAGATACTCCAGAAGGAGCATCTTTTAAATCTGTTAAAGTAGTTATTGTTCTTTGCTCTAAATTACCAGCTTGTTCGACAAAATTGTATTTACTTGAGTTATGAGTTAATGCAGTAACTGTATAATTTAAACCATCTTCTTTAATACTAATAATTCTCCAAGTTGTAGGTTGTATCGTATCGTTTTCTAAAATCCATACTGTATTTGCTTGCGGAGTCTCGCTAAATTCTTCTGATACAGTAATCGCCTTTCCAGAAATTGATTGTACTGTTCTAAATTCCAAATCTCCACTGGGTAATATTACATATAATTTTGGATTATTACTATCGTCTAAATCTGTATTTGTTTCATCATCTACTGTAATTGTAGTTGCTGTGGCCGAAGCTACAAGTCCTCCTCTCCTTTGCTCAGACCTTACTGGATCACTTATTTGTATTACTTGACCGGGTCTAACTAAAACACCAGCCTCGGCTGTTGCTGTAAATGTGCAAGTCTCTGTTGCATTTTGTTCATTGTATAAAAACCACCGACCTAATCTGTGGGCTTGACCTCTAGAAGTACAGGCAAATGCTGTTACATTCTTCACAACACTTCCTAGCTTATTAAGATTTGCTTCTGTATCTTGTACAGTTTCATAATCTATTGTTTGTGATTCCAAATCAAAATATTTAACATTAAAAACTGTATGTCTTGTTTTTTGACTTGAACCAGAATATGTAAAACCACCTTCTAATACATTTGCAAGAGTAAATTGATAGGTTGGATCTTGTGGTCTATCTTGAGATATTGTTATAGAACCAGCATCGTAATATGGCATCACATTCATTGTGGTGCATAAATCATTTATAAGATCGTAAGCTTCCGCAGAATTATTAAGATTTACATTACACGAATATCTTGGCTCTGTACCTCCTAGAAGACTATTGATTTTTTCATTGCAATAAACAGAAGCAGAATAAAGTGCATATTGATCGACAGAAGCCTCTGGTAAAGATGCACCATATCTTGTGTTTGTTAAAATGTCGTACAAAATCCAAGCTGGATCGCTACACCACTCTTTATCTGTTTTAAATGTTCCATTAAATGTACCACTGTAAGTAATACTTCCATCAGCCAAATCTACTGTTGCGTTATGTGGAATTTTTACTTTTATACCTCTTATTAAATATTTTCTTGATGGTAAAGTATTAGAAATAGAAGAATCAAAACGTAACTTCAGATGAGCAACATCAAGATAACGATTTTTTTCACGAGTAATCTCAGTGTATGAAGACCATATAAATTTATCTATAATTAATGGATTAGTAGAGTTACTTTTACCTCTAATTACTTCTATTTGAATAGGAAACACACAATTATTTGGAAGGTTTATTATGTAATCTCTAAAATAAGCATCGTTTGACTTCCCAATAACTGTATCTTGTATTTCTGTTGTTGTAGTTCCATTACCTTGAATTAACTTCACATCTACATCAACAAGCTCTCCGTCTACATCTCCATTATCTTTAATGTGTTTAAGTGCTGGAAAACCTACTGTAACTCTTACAGCATCAATCGTATTATCATTTATTTGTTTGACAACTGGAACACCACTTAAAACTTCATTTCCAACTGATTCTTCTCTTTCTATAGTTGAGACTCCATCTAACGCAGATTGATCGGCTGTGCCATACCTGACCTCAAGATCTACTTTTTTATAATTTAAAAGACTATTAGCTGGTTCATTATTATTGTCTGGAGCAGTTTGTCTAAGAATCTGAGTATCATCTAAATATATATCTTTTAAAAAAGCATTTATATAGCGTTGTGATGATTTATCTGTAATACCAGCTTTTGAAGCAGTAGCAGATCCTTCTATCACTCCTTCAGACAAAACATCAACTAAAGTAGAAAATTGTTTACTAGAAAGTGTTTTATCGAAATCAGAATGATTTTTACCAATAAATCCTGTATTGGTATTATATCCAGACCACCCACTTCCTATATATGTTCTTTTTACTCTTACTGCCATAATTAGTTACTTGTAATAGCTCTTGGATTGCCTACTTGGTCTGTGTCAATACCATTACTGACAAGAATACTACCGACAAACATCTCACCATAAACAACAGGTATTGCAACTCCGGCTCTGCTGACGTTTGTGATACCACTAAAACTATAATTACTATCCTCTAAAGTTGCATCGCTTCTATTCATGCCATCTGAGCTTGAAGAAGTTGAAGCAGTTATTTGGTGAGTAGGCATTAACATTTGAGTAACTCCATTAATAACCATTGTTGCACCTATAGCAGTTAACGCACCTCCAATAGCAGCACCATAAGTAAGACTTCCTATAAAAGCTTTAGTAAGGAAAGCAGCACTAGATGCTTTTACAACAGCACCTCCAACTAAAGCAGCAGCACCAATAATAATAGGAAGAGAACCAGTAGCGATAGGAATTATTTGTATTACCCCATCACTTTGTAAATTTAATTCTTCTTCTGTTACATCTTTACCATTCATCTTTACTTTGTAATATTGACAACTCATAAATTTTTCTAAATCTGGAAAATTTGCGTTTAAAAATTTAAATGCTTCTCTTGGACTATTTACCGCAGCTTCAAAATATGAACATCCTAAATCTTGTCTTAATTTTCCATAAACTTTTATTTTATTTAGCTTCATAGCGGTAAACTCCTCTAAGAGATTGCTGATACCTTAAATCAAAAGGTTCTCTACAGCTTAATGCTTTTATATTATGATTTAATATCATCATATCGCCAATGTAAAGAGCTACATGATCTAGATTTTTTGTAATAGATTCAAACAACAATACATCACCAACTTGAATATCATTATTTGTTGGTAATTTTTTAAATCCTGTTATTGGTAAGCCTTTTTCAAATAATGGATCAGCAAGAAAATCTTTAATTCTTTTTGGTCTATTCCACTCTTTTAATTTTATATTTTTTGTTTCCAAATACCAATCACTTATAATTGACCAGCAATCATGTTTACCCCATATAAAGCCTCTACCAATTAAAGAAGGTGGTTTATATCCGCTTGGTTTAAAATGTGACCAATCATTGTTTTCAATACTGTAAATATAATAAGGTACATTCAAAAACTCACAACTTGCCTTATCATTCTCACTTGGAGTAGATGATCCTATTGGGTGTGAATGAAATATACCTATAATTTCTCCAGCATCCTCACATTCAGCCCAATCATCAGGGTCAATAATAAAATACTCAAACTTACTCTCTGCTAGATTTTTACAAGGCCAAAATTCTTCTTTACCCCTTATTATCGCCACCAAACCACAAGATTCATCAGGTGCTATTTCTTTTGCATAATTAATTGCCTTATCTTTCCAATTCATAATTTAAAAAAATGTTCCAACGCCGGGAAATAACTTTCGTGTTACTTGCCTTTTTGGTAATCTTAAATTTACTAAATCCATTTTAGATACAAGTTCAAAAACAACAGATTCTCTATTTTCTGAAACTTTGCGATCTATATAATAAATTTCTTGCGGAAATTCATCAGCACTAGGAGTTCCATAAGGATTAGTATTGGTAGTAAAATTTGCAGCATCTAAAAATTTAGCCATTGTTCTTATTCTCGTAAATTTTGCTCCATTCAAATCATTACCCGGCGTAACAAAATTCACTGCGGTCATTAATGCAGTAATAGTAGATAAAAAATTACTAACAGTAAAAGTAGGTCTTGGGATTTGTCCTGTTCCAGTATATTCAAACCCTTCAGCTTTTACAGGAAATCTTTGATATGTATTACCTTGCCAAATAATATCAGAATTAGATTCATTTACCCCAGCATGAAATCTATAAATATTATTATTACCATGCAAAGGAGCATCTAATTGAATTGAAAAGAGTTCAATAATTGAGCTTGGATTTATTTTTTGAAGTTCTGATACTGGAATCGCCATTATTCAGTTTGGAATACTTGTCTCATAGTTATTTTTATATCAGCCCTGTTTGGAATGTTTATATCTTTAGTATGTCCTTCATATACAAATTTTGAACTAGAACTTTCATTTGGAGGAGTAAAATCAAACGCAGCATTGTCAACAGCCCTAGCTGCAAGGAAAGTTTCTATAGTATCAGAATCTGTTTCTGATAAATTTTTAAAATTAACAGATATTTTCATTGGGTCTTGATTTGTTGGCAACCCTAGGGTTGTTCTACGTTCATACCCATCGCCCAAATTTATGACGATTGTTTTTGGTTTAAAAGTTTTAGTAAAACCATAACTCGGCTCAATGCTTGGAAAAGTTGCCATTAGTTAAGTAAACCTCCCGGTCTTTTTTCTTTTACTATTTGTGATTGTATAGCAGTTGCTATAATTTTTCCAAAAGCTTCACCTTCTTGTTCATTACCTTGAACAGAAGAACCAGTAGCATCTACAGATACATTAATAATAGTAGTACCACCACCAGAAGATTCAACTCCAAGTTTTCCACTTTTACCCCTTCTCAATGGGAGTATAGCTTCCGGCCCAGCTTCTCCCATAAGCCCTGCTCCATTCTTCATCGGAAATAAAGTAGGGCGATTTACAATGCCTCCATAGGCATATGGAACAATTTTATTTTTAGCAAAGACATTACCTTTAGCACTTGGTACAACTTCTCCGTTATTAAAAGCATTGCCATCAGCATTTAGGCCTAAAACCTCAAGAATAGGATTTGCAACTATTTTCATAAATGCAGCTTTAACAATAATTTTATTTAATTCTTTTAATGCAAATACTGCTAATTCAGCAAAGCCTCTTTTGCCTTCTACAACCATATCAGCAAACGCATCTCCTAATTTATTCGTAACATCTAATGCAAGTTTTCCTATGTTTGTCTTTAAATCAGTTGTTGAATCAATAAGTTTCTGCATTTCTTCTTTAAAGTCAAATGTTGCTTTTGTATTGTTTTCAAGTTTTTCTGTAATAGATTCTACTGTTAATCCAAGTTCATTAGCTTCTCCTCCTATCTCTTTATATATTTCTTTAGCTCTTACACTAATCTCTAAATTTTTAACCTCTTGTTCACCTATTAAACCAAGCTCTTTTTTAATTTTTGCAAGATTAAGACGTTTTTGATCATCACTTACAGGATCATCAAATTTTGAACCTGTAGCTGTTGATGGATTCTTATCAAAAAACGCTTTTTGATTTACAAAAGCTGCATCTCTTCTACTTTTTATCCTATTAAATCTTGCTTTATCTCTTGGATCTGTGCTTTTATCTAAACCTTCTCGTACAGCTAAAGTATATGCTTGACTAGCACTTGTAACTTCTGCTGCTAAATTTTTTCTTTGGTTTTGTGTGCCAATATTAAAAAACCTTCCAAGTGCTTCTATTGCTCCATTTATAGAATTTATTATTATCGCCATTGTTTTTTGGAAGAAAGCTCCTATTGGTTGCATAATTCTTCCAAGATGCAACTGTAATCTTTGCATTGCAACAGTCAATCTTTGCCCTGCATCCATACCACTATCTGCCATTAGTTTTGCAGCTTCAGCGTGATCTATGCTTAATTTAGTTACAAATTTCATAACATCATTAAGACCAACAGTTCCATCTCTTAAATCTTTTTGTAGCTCTGGTAGAGTTCTACCAGTAGCTTGTGCAAATTTAACAACGGCTCCCGGCAATCTTTCACCTAACTGGCCTTGTAATTCTTCCGCAGAAACCTTACCTTTACCAAAAATCTGCGACATGGCTCGAATCGCAGATTGTACGTCTTCAGCATCTCCACCAGTAGCTTTAATAGCTTCTGATACACCTCTAAACACTTTTTCAGCATCATCTACATTACCGCCAGCACCAATAACAGATGCAGATAATGTAGTGAATTGTTTAGTTGATGCACCGATAGGAACATTTAATTCATTAGAAACACTTGCAATAATTCCTTGTGCTTTAGCAAACTCGCCTGCTGTTTTAGTAACACCTTTTAATGCAATTTCTAAACGACCAATTTGAGCAGCGTATTTTGCAG